AAAAGTATTAAAGTTAATTAGTGCTACTAGACTTACTAAAGAAAAAGGTAAAGATAGAATGATTAAGTTAGCTGATGCATTAGATAAAGCAGGTATTCCTTATTTATGGTTAATATTTACAAATGATAGTTTACCTATTCCTAATAAGAATGTAGTTTATATGCAACCTAGACTAGATATTAGAGATTTTATTGCAGATGCAGATTATTTAGTTCAATTAAGTGATACTGAAGCTTTTAGTTATTCAGTGTTAGAAAGTTTATGTTTAGGGACACCAGTTATTACAACAAATATACCTTCATTCATAGAAATGGGGGTTAAAACAGGTATAAATGGGTATATATTAGACTTTTCTATGAATGAAATACCTATTAATGATATTTATACAAAAATACCTAAATTTACATTTAAAATGCCTAAAGATAAGTATGATGAATTGTTAATTAATGAACCTAGTACTTATACTCCAGACAAATTAGTAAATGTGATATGTAAAAGAAGTTATAAAGATATAGAATTTAACAGAAGAATACAAAAAGATGAAGAAATAGAAATAACATTAGAAAGAGCAGAATATTTGAAAGGATTAGGATTAGTAGATTATGTATAAAGTCTATATGCACAAATTAAAAAAAGATAATAGGGTATATATTGGAATAACAAAACAAAATCTAAAAAAAAGATGGCAAAGAGGAATAGGATATGCTCATTCTACTAATTTTTATAATGCAATTTTAAAATATGGTTGGGATAATTTTGACCATATTGTATTGTTTAAAGATTTATCAAAAGAAGAAGCAGAGCAAAAAGAAATGGAATTAATTAAATTATACAATTCAAATGTGGTGGTTATCATTGGAAATATTATTATGAGGAGGAAATATGAAAAAATCTGTAATCGTAATGTGTGGTGGCTATTATGAAAAATTTAAAGAACATAAAGCATTAACTTTAATTAATAATGAACCATTAGTAGCTAGAACTATTAGATTATTAAAAGAAAATAATATAGAAGATATTTATATTAGTAGTAATGAAAAAATATTTGATAAGTTTAATGTACCTAGATTAGAACATATTAATACTTATAAACAAGTTAATGGTATTCAAGAAGGATATTGGTTAGATGCTTACTATCCTACTGATAAACCTTGTATATATTTACATGGAGATGTTTATTATACTGAAGATGCTATTAAAAAAATAATTAATCTTAATCCTAAAGTAAATACTATGTTAGGTAATCAATATGCTTTAAATAAAAATCATGATAAAGTTGGAGAACCTTTTGGTTGGATCATAGTTGACCAAGTTAAGTTTAGAGATGCTATTAATAAAACTAAAAAACTACAAGATGAAGGTAAATGTGATAGAATGCCTGTTTCATGGGAATTATATCAAGTATTAAATGGTCATGATGTTAATGGATTCGATATTAAAGAAGATACCTACTTCCCTATTAGTGATTTAACTATAGATATTGATTATCCATCTCAAATAGATATTTTAAATAAGAAGGTAGGTGGGAATTAATGCCATTTAGAAGTGAAGCTCAAAGAAAATGGGCATATACTAAAGAAGGTACTAAAGCATTAGGTGGTAAAAAGAATGTAACAGAATGGGAACAAGCTACTGGTAATAAAAAATTACCTAAATATGCTCCTAAAAAGAAATCTAAATAAAAGGAGGTGTAATAATGGCAAACTCTAGTGGTGCTATTGATAATTTAGTTCCAGTTAGAACCAAAGAAGAAGCAAGAGAACTAGGAAGAAAAGGTGGCATAGCTTCAGGTCAAGCAAGAAAAAGAAATGCCATTATTAGAAACTCACTACAAAAAATACTTAATAGCAATATAAAAATACCTGATAATATTGAAGATAAAGACATTAAAGATTATATGAATAAACTACAAGCATTAGGAATAAATACTAAAGAAGTAAGTTTAGTTGATTTAATGAATTTAGGTCAAATATTAGGTGCTATTGGTAGTAAACCAGAATGTTATAGAGCATTATTAGAAAGTTCTAGAGAATTAGAAAAGATAGAAGAAGTTAATAATACACCTAGTATTAATATTAATGTAATAGATAATAGTAAATTAGAAAAAGTTATGTATGAAGGAGATGAATAAAAATGGAATTTATTAAAGTTGGTAAAGATAAATGGTTAATTAAAGCATCTAATGGTAGATTAATAAGTGAAAAAGAAAAACTACAATTAGAAAATGAAGAATTAATCATTAAAGATTTTAAAAGTAATGAATGTCAAGGTAAGACTACTAAAAAGATAGCAAAAAACAAAAAGAAAATAAAAGAATTAGAAACTGCACCAATAAAGGAAGAGGTTGCAGATGATATTATCAAAGAAACAGATAGCACTATATAACGACATAATAAGTCCTAATGTACCAAATATAAGTGTATTAGGATCTACACAAAGTGGAAAGACATATGATATATGTTTAGCATTAATAAGTTATGCTCAAGAATTATATAAGTATGAACAAGAACAAAGATTAAAAGAAGATTATGTACCTAGAGAATATAATGGTGCTATTATTGGATGGACTACTGATACTATAAAATCTAATATTGTTGATAACTTAATTAATATATTAGAAAAAGAATTAAAACTAACTAATGGTAAGCAATTTAATTTAAAATATGGGCAACAAGATAAATACCTAGAAATATTTGGTATTAAGTTTTATTTCTTTGGGTTTAATAATAACCTATCATTTAATAGAATACTAGGTAAACCACTTATATTTGAATGGGTAGATGAAAGTGCAAGAATCTACTCTTCTGGTAATTTAAGAGAGAGCTTTGATGAACTACCAGGAAGAATGATGTCATTTTCAGGACATCCCTATTACAAAAGAATAGATAGTTTCAATGTTGAAGGTAGTCAAAATCATCCATATAAAAAAGAATATATAGATAAAAGAAATTGGAAACAATATATATTTTACCCATATGATAATCCAGTATTAGATACAGAAGAAAAGATAAAAGAAGCAGTTAAGTCTTTTCCTAAAGGAAGTTTAAGAGAACAAAAAGTATTTAATAAATGGGTAGTTGCAGAAGGTAAAGTATTTAATCATATTCCTAAAGTAGATAATTTAGAAGATTATATGATAAGAGAAATAGGAATAGGATGTGATTATGGTAGTGTTAATGCTACTACATTCTGTGCATTAGGTTTAGCACAAAATATTAAGACAGGTAGATGGTATTTACTTATATTAGATAAATACTATCATGATCCAAAAACTGAAGGAGATACCCCTACTACTGAATTTTATTCTAGGCAATTAAAAGAGTTTATTAATTATCTACATGATAAATACCCACATATACCAGTTAATACATTGGTAATAGATAGTGAAGCAAGTCATTTTAGTAATAGACTTGAAGTAGATGGAATAAGACATGAGTTAGCAAAAAAGAATAATATATCAGTAGATGAATCAGTACAATATATGCAAAGTTTATTCTATAAAGACATTTTACTTATAAAAGAAATGCCACATATAAGATACTTTCAAGGAAACCAAGCAATATATGGTAATCATGATATAGGATTAGAAGAATTAGAAAGTTATCATTATGACAAATTAAGAAGTGAAAAAGAAGGAATAAATGCATATGTAAAAGAATTTGACCATTTTTGTGATGGTATAAGATATATAATAATGGAATTTAAACTTACAGGTAGAAGTCCTGTTGTATAGGAGAATGAAAATGGAATTAAAATGCAAAAAGACAAAAAGATTTTTATGTAGTATAAACTATGATGAAATAATAGACTTATTAAAGAAATATAACATAGTATTAGAAAGACCATTAGAAATAGTTATACCTTGTAAGAATTGCCATGAAAGTGAAGTATATAGAGTATATAAAGACCATTATGTCTTTGTAGAAAATAAAAAGAAGCAAGATTAGGGTATCTTGACATATATTATATATATGATATAATTAATATATAGAAGTGCAGTGTATTTGACCTTATTAGGTGCAAATGGAAGCATAGGGATTAAAACCTTATGCTTTTTTTGTTGTGGAGGATATATGCACAAGAAATGGACACTATATTTATATTATAGTGGAATACTTATTAAAAAATTAAAAATAGAGGAACAAGAAGCACCAGGAGAAAATAGTTATTCTATCAATGTGTATTTTAAAAAGAAACTATTTGGATCTAATAAAGCAGGTGTAATAGTTCGACCAATAAGATTATTAAAGAATGATGAAAAAAAGAAAAAGACTTATTGGGGTACTACCTTTGAAACAGGTATAGAGATATAGGAGGAAATAAATGTTAGGAAAATTAAGACATTTTAATCCATTACAAGCACCTTATATCAAAGTAAATGTAAAAATAACAAATCCAGGATATACAAATGGAAAACCAAATATTGTTAATGAAGATAGATATGTATTAGCTCCATCTGCAAAAAAGATAGGAACATATATAAGAAACCAATTATTTGGTAGTGATTTATTAACACAAACAGAAGGACTAGATATAAACTGGTTAATGCCTACATTAAGTGAAGCATTAGAGTTAAGTGTATATGAAAGAGAAAGTTTTATATATATACATAAATTTGATAATAAGATTTATTTGGAATGTATTAAAAAATGTGATATTCACAATTTAGTACAAAGATATGACAAAGTATTAAGTTGTGATTTAATACAAGACTTTGAAGGTAAAGAAAACGATTATTACTTAAAAAGACATATAGAAATGAAAGATGGTAATACTGAATTAACCTTTACTGCATATGTAAAAGAAAAAGATAGAGGGGAATGGCAAGAAATGTCATTATCCAAATTTAATGAAATCAATAATACTGAATATGAAAAAGTATATGAATTACCATATGAAGTATTAATAAACATAGATATAGGTCAAGACTTCTTTAAGGATAGTATTAAATTCTTAAATGAAGAAATGGAAGTATATAACACTTTATGTGAAGAAGTAGAAAAGACAAAAACAAGAATAGCAACTACACAACACTTCCAAAGTGGAGACATTTATGATAAATGGCAACCTGCATCAAATATATATGATGTTAGAACAATGAGTGTAGGAAAAATGCAAGATTACTTTACCCTACTTCCAGGAGATAAAGAACATAGTGTATTTGAGTTCTTACAAGGTAATTTAAGAGTTAATGATTATATAGATACATTTAAGTTCTGTGATTATCAAATCATACAAATGGCAAACTTAAGTCCTGCATCATTTGGATAT